TAAGAAGAGGAGGAGGCTATGAACCCGCACTCTTTGCCTAACAGTTTCGTTCCCATAGAATTTCTATGGAGGGAGCACCGGAACTTAGCCACTGCCAAGCGAGATGAATACCGTCTTTCCCGGCTATTCTCTCCGGCCCTCAATGATCGCGTTAACCAAACCCTAAAGACCTTTTCTACCCCTATGACTGCTTGGGGCCGGGGGTCGTCGTGATAGTCCGCTCGCCAGCCCTGCTCCATGGCGGCCCTCGTACCCCAGTTACCGGCCATGCCTAATCCTACGCCGACCACCTCTTTTGATTTACCGGCCCCGGAGCGTCCGCCGGCCCTCCGGCATCCAGACGGCGAGCATTCTGGTTCCGGTCGTCCGCAGACCTATGCCCGTGAGACCCTCATAGAGGCGCTTACCCAGTATGCCACCATTACGGATGCGGCCCGTTCGCTGGGTTGCACGCCGGAGCTTTTCCATCAGACAGCCCGCACGGACGCTCCCGTGCAGGCGGCTTTACGGGACCAGCGTGCGCGTTATGACCAGCAGGTGGGCGAGGCGCTGACCAAGACCCGCGGCAACATATCCCAGGCGGCCACCCTTTTAGGCACGGACTCGAAGGCCAGTCTGCGCTATTACATCAATCGTTCTCCCCGGCTTCGCGCCACCCTGAAGGAATGCCGGGAGGGATTACTGGACACCGCCGAGGCCAATGTCTTCGAGGACATAGAGAAGGGTTCCATCCGCTCATCCTGGAAGCTCCTACAGACGCTCGGCAAGGATCGGGGTTACACGGAGAAGCGGGAGATGTCTCATAGTGGCACGGTGCATCACGCCCACGATGTCCGGCATCACACTACCCGCTCTCTCGTGGCGGCCCTCGATGACTTGGCGGAGTTATCTCCCGAGGCGGTGGAGGCTGAGTTTGTGAGTTTACCGGCAGAGGACCGAGCATTGCTCACGGCGGCCCTGGATCGCCACCAACAGGATAGCGCAGAGGCCCGGGATGAATCGGACTGAAGAGATAGAGGCTCTTCTTCGCGCGGCCAAGTATGATGAGGAGCCCGACCAACGGGCGCCGGGGAGGGAGTTGGACCTTCCAACTCCCATAGAGGCAGACGAATCTACAGGCCCTCCTCCCTCGTTTGATTCGCTGCCTCCCCCGGCCGAAGGTGCTCCTGCTGCCGGGGATGTCGTGCAGGAGCTGTTGCGCCGGGAGAAGGCCCGCACGCACCTCATCGACTTTGCACAGTACCTTGATGATACGTACGTGCCTTATCCTATTCACCGTCTCATAGCCTCTAAGCTGGAGGATGTGGAAGCCGGTCGTCTAAGGCGTCTGGCTCTTTTTGTTCCTCCTGCCATAGGCAAATCCCGGCTGGCCAGTGAGTTCTTCCCGGCCTGGTGTTATGGCCGTAATCCCTCCCTGGAGTTCATCGAAACCAGTTATGACTATGACCTGGCCACGGGCTTTGGTCGGAATGCTCGTAACCTCATGCGTGAGCCGGCCTATCAAGTTCTTTTCCCCGAGGCGGTTCTCTCTGATGATGCTACGGCCATGGACAACTGGAAGACCCAGGCGGGTGGTGAATACAAGGCGGAGGGTATTGGTGGGGGTCTTATTGGTTTCCATGCCCAGATAGCGGTCATTGACGATCCTTTCAAGAATTATGCGGAGGCGGCCAGTCCGCGCAATCAGGAAGCCGCGTGGAACTGGTATACCGGCGTCCTATTGAACCGCCTGCGTTCCTACAAGGGTGGTCCCGGTGCGGTTATCCTGATCATGCAACGCTGGCACGACAACGATCTGGGGGGTATAATCCAGGCATTGGTGGAGGATGGTGAGGAGGACTGGGACATTGTCTGCCTGCCCAGCCTGGCGGAGGAGCATGATCTGCTGGGCCGTGCTGTAGGTGAGCCTCTTTTGCCGGATGGGCCTAACCAGCGTTCTAAGTCTGAGTTGGAGGCTATTCGGGCGCGTAATCCCCGCATGTTCATGGCGGTGCATCAGCAGAAGCCCATACCGGATGACGGGGACATTTTCAAGGATGGCTGGCTACGTCCTTACGACCGGCAAAGTCTTCCCAGCGCCCTGAACGTTTACCTGACTACGGACTACGCGATGACCAAGAGCGGTGGGGATTTCACGGTCATTGTTGCCGCGGGGGTAGATGCTGATGGGCATATATGGTTATTGGATCTCTTCCGCGAGCAGTGTGATATTCTTGAGGGTGTGGAGAAGACCTTGACCATGATGCGGGATCACAAGGCCCTCAAATGTTTNATTGAGCGCACGGCCATGTCCAAGGCTTACGGCCCTCTCTTGATGAAGCGCAAGCGCGAGGAATCTATCTGGACCATTTTGGAAGATGTGAGCATCATGCGTAAGGGTGGCAAGTCCAGCCCGGACCGTGCGGGTGCTTTAGCTGGCGCTATGCAGATGGGTTACGTGCATGTACCGGCCAAGGCTCCTTGGCGGGCGGCCCTTGAGTATGAGCTGTTGCGTTTCCCTGCGGGCAAATATGACGATCAGATAGACGCCCTGGCTTTGTTGGGCATGAGGCTGACTAATTTGCGGGGTATGCGCGAGCGCTCTGAGCCCGGCAGTCATATCCCGGCCGTCAAGCCCGTATCCTGGACTTTCCAGGGGGTCATGCAGGCGGCGGAGCGCCGGCGTCATGGTCGGGGGAGTGGCCGTATAGGAGGAATTGTATTACCTTTTCCCCAGGAGTCCGCATTGGATGATGATTATGGTGAACAGGCGACGCTGCAGGCTGCAATAGAGGTGGTATAAACCATGGCGTATCCAAGGAAAGAGTCGGAGCAGGTGGCTTGGTGGACTAACCAGATCACGTATGCCCGGCGTCGCATGAAGCCGCTCTTTGACGCATCAAATATCTTGGTTCGGCAATTCTACGGTGAGACGGCGGGGCAGCGGGAAGAGGACCGTGAGGCTACGGAGAGCAGTGACCGGCATCTGGCTCGTGTGAAGAGTGGTCTGGTATATGGTTGGATAGACCAGAGCATCAGCAACATGGTGGACCGCAGTCCGATCTTCCGTTGCGTGCCGGAGACGCGCGAGGCGGCCGAACGTATAGATCCGGAGGATCCTAACAGTCTGACCATGGCGCAGGGTGTAGAGAAGGTGGTGAATTACCGTTACCGTGAGACGAATCAATTACGGGTGGACGAGCGCACGGTGCAGGATGCTTTTCTCATGCCGTATGGTGTGGTGAAGATAGGCTACACGTTGGATTATGAGAAGCGGGCACAGGATTTATGGTTGCCGGAGGACGGTGATTTGGTCTTTGATGAAGTGGACGAGGAGAATCTTTTCCTTTTCACGGGCGTTGAAACGCGGGTAACCCCCACACAGGATCACAGGGCGCATATAGAGGGTCATACCTCTGCTCTGCAGGGTGAGCTTCTGGGCACACCGGAGGAGGCTCTTGGAACACTGGTGGCCCTCATTGAGTCGCACATAGAATACCATCAGATGTTCCTTCGCCGGCCGGATCCCTCCTCGAATGCAAATGTCAGATTCGAAGCGCCCTTTGCGGTGCATTGGCCGGCAGATATGTTTCTTACGGATGCCCTTTGCCTGGAGGGGCCGCAGGATGCCCGCTGGGTGGCCTTTGGCTGGGAGCTACCCATTGAGGAGGTGCAGGCCGATCCGAATTATCGGAATACCTCTGATCTGACTCCCAGTCGCTGGCGGGATGCGCCGGAGAAGCCCGATGAGTTGGACTCCGACGGCTTTGACATGATACGAGGCTGGGAGATATGGGCGAAGAATTTCCCTGTGGGACGCGGTCACTTTGAGGACCGGCTGCTGGTCATCGTCGAGGGCCACGATAAATTCCTGCGTAATGAGAAGGAGTGGCCATATTCCCACTTGGATGATTATCCGGCTGAGACGCTGGTCTTCCAGCCGGGCCATCGCAGTTGGTTCCACAAGAGCCCCCTATTGATGGGGGGCGCGGACACTGTGCAGGGTCTGGTCAACGAGATCCTTGACAGCTACTTGAGTATCATCCGCAAGCAGAAGAATATCTGGCTGGTGGATCCAACGAGCAATATAACCCAGGAAGTCATACAGAACATTCTAGAGGCTCCGGATGGCAGTGTTATCGAGGTGCCGGGTTTGATGGATATGGGCAACAATGCGGTGATTCCGCTGCCGTTCCATCAAGTGCCGCCGGAGAAGGGTGAGTTATTGGGGGTGCTGCAGGGTATGTTTGACCGGAGTATGGGCACACCGCAGCCGATGTCTATGCGGCAGCCGGAGAGCGCCACCGAGGCAAGCATCATGGAGAAGCGGAATACCAGCCGGGAGAACCGGCGCAGTGGTCTGCTCAGTGAGTTCCAGACGCGCAAGGCGCGGAAGATGTGGCAGTTGGACACGCAGTATAGACCTGAGCGGCTATTCCTGGTGGACAAGTCGGCCATGTCTTTTGTGGCTATTTCCGAGGAGATGGCCCGCGGTGACTATTTGTTTAGCATGGATGTGACCAGCCATTCTACGGCGTTGAGTGTAGAGCGCAGTCAGTGGATGGACCTGCTCAACCTATTTGCCGGCCTAACGCCGATGATGGTAGAGTTGTATGGTCTGCCGCCGAATCTGCCGGAATTGGCGCGGCGCTTGCTGGTGCGTGGCTTTGATGATCGGGTAGTGGAGGATGTGCTACCCATGTTAAACAAGGCCAGCCAGCAGATGCAGGAGCAGGGTGCTATGGGACCGGAGGGGGGGATGCCGGCAGAAGGCGTGGAGGCGGCGATGCAGGAAGGACGTCATGCGGATAGGGGGATAGGCCCGCTTGACCCGGACTCCTTTAATAGGGATATTCCGGTGCAAGGTAGGTTGGAGGGAGCATCGGAAACGGCTAAGGCGTGATGCCGGGGACGGCGCGGCCTATCCTGCTTTTTAACGATGTAGTGAAACGAAAGGCACGGGAGTGCCGGAAGGAGCGGTAGTAATATGCCAATGCTTGGTGGAGGCGCAAGGCCGGGAGTCGGCACGGGACAGGCACTGGGACAGCGTGGCGGTGGGATGCCTCCGCCTGCGCCTGCGGGACCGCCGGGAGCGGTCCCTGGCGCCGGTCCTGGGGGGCCGCCGGAAGGTCAGGGTATAGGCAACATCACGGTCGCGGAACTCATCGGCCTGCTGCAACAGGTTGCCGGTGCGGCATCGGGTGCCGGCCAGCCTCCGGGAGGTGAGCCGCCTCGTCCCGGCATGGGTCCGGGGGGTCCGCCGCCCGCCGGTGGGGGGCCGCCTCCTGGCGGCACACCGCCGGGGGCTCCACCGCCCGCTCGCCAACAGCCGCCACCCATGACCGCTGGGGGACCGCAGCCGCGTGCTGCGCAGCCTCCACAGCCGGGAAGGCGGTAGACTTTCTTTTCCGGGCCGCTTTTGGGGGTCCGCGGCTAGCGTTGGGGGCTGCCGTTGTGGGCAGTCTCCGTCACTGAGATTTGGGAGGGAAGCAATGAGATGCCATTTGTGAGCGAGAGGCAGCGCCGACTGTTTCAAGCAGCTAAGAAAGACCCTAAGTTACGGCAGGAGCAAGGGTTAAGTGATCGGGATGTGCGGCGGATGACCCGGCACGATAAGGCAGGTAAGTTGCCGGAGCGGTCGTCGGGGGAAGCGGTGCAGGCCGGTAAGGAAACGAGGGCGGCACTGCGGCGGCAGCGACGGCGTAAACGGGAAGAGGAACGCTGATGCCGTTATATGACTATAAGTGCCACGCATGTGGCCTTGAGCAGGAGAGATTGCTGCCGATAGCTCTTAGAAGTAAGCCGGGGTGGTGCGAGAATTGCGGTGAGGGGTGCTTGGTGCGGGTGGTGAAGATGCCGCAGGTACTGGCCTTTGAGCCGCATTATGATGAAGGGCTTAGGGTCGGATGTGTATAGCTGGGAAGATCGGCGGCGGGTGATGCGGCATTTAGGCGTGGAGGAAGCGGGGGATCCGGTACATGGCGGGAGGAATTTTGATAGTAAAGCACCGGAGAAGGTAGGTAAGATGCCGTTGCGGGGCAAGCGGTATGCGAGCGGTCCACCGCGGGATCAGGTGGTGGATGTGGTAGACGGGCAGGGAAAGACCCTGGACCGGAAGATGTGGAGTGAGTTGGATTGAGTAGGCTGGCGAGGTGCCGTAAGGTGCTTTCCCTACCGTAAGGCGGGAGATGATTAAATGACTGTACGTGTAGACGAGGGTGATATGCGGAGCTTCCTGGAAGATCAGGCAAGGGAGTATGGCGGGCTGGAAGATGAAGTACAGGTGGAGGATTATGAGGATAGTAAGGGAGATGAGGATGAACCCCGTAGTAAGCGGGCTGGCTCAGATGAGGTATTGCAACGGCTGGAAGAGTTGGACCCCGATGCCGCGGAGAATTATCGGGATATGCAGCGGCAGTTGAGCCGGAATTTCAACAGCACGAATGAGTTGAAAGGGCAGTTGTTAGAGCTGCGAGAGCAAATGCTGGAGTTGCGTGATGGGGCGGGCAGGCAAGTGGAGGAAGAAGAGAAGGTGGAGCTGCCGGAGGGCGTGACTCAGGAGAACCTGAGTATGTTCGAGCAGATGGCGCGGGCGGCGGGCTTCGTGAAAAAGGATGAATTGGCAGCGAAAGAGCAGGAACAGGCGAGCGGATCGTTTGTACAGGAAGCATTGCGGCGGGGCGCAGAGGAGTTTGGCGAGCATTTTGGGACGTTGGGGGATGACGGAAAAGTAGAGCTGAACCCAGATATAAGGGATAAGTTAGAGCAGCGGCTGGAGCGTTTACAGGATCCGAAGGCGGGTGTGACGCCGTATGATCTGTATTTGTTGGAGTTTGGCGGGGGCGGACGCGAAGGAGCGGGGGCACGGCGAGAGCAACCGCAGCGGCAGTCTCGGGCGAGCGGCAATAGGCGGGCGGCAACGAGTGTGCGAAGATCGACAGGTGGCGGTCGTGCCCCGAAGATTTACGAGCCGAAGCGGGGAGATTCCGCGGATGATGTGCTTGATAGGGCATGGGCGCTGGCTAAACAGGAAATCTAACGGAGTTCGGTAGGAGGGAAGTGAGATGCCAACGGGAAGCCCGAGTATTACGTGGGGACCGCTAATCAGTGCTACGATTATGAAGTATATGGAAAGTGGCATGTTGCGGGACCAGGTACATAATAAATCGCCCTTCTGGAAATGGTGCCGGGAAGGGAATAGGATCAAGCGGCTGACAGGCGGTGAACGCATACGGTTGCCCATGATGTATGAGGGTAGTGGCAACTTCCGGCGTTATAGCGGTCTGGAAGTGCTGGATGTGACCGGTTATGACGGGATCACTAATTGCTTCTATAACTGGAAGCAGGCGGCTACTGCGGTGGTTATTAGTGGGCTGGACAAGCGCAGCAATCAGGGTGAGAGCCGGGTGCGTGATTTGACGAAGGATAAGCTGTTCCAGGCGGAGGCTACGCTGGGGGATAACCTGGGGACGGATGTTTATAGCGATGGAACGGCTAATGGATCGCGGCAGATCACCGGTCTGGCGGCTATGGTTGCTACGGACCCGACGACCGGGACGTATGCGGATATTAACCCGGCCAATAACACGGCGTGGCGTAATGCCTCGACGACGAGTGTGGGTAGTGCCGCGGTGAATCTGTTGCCGGCGTTGCGGACGTTGCATGGTAATGTGACGCAGGTAGCTGGGATAGAGGGGAATCCGGATGCAATTTTCACTACGCAGACTGTGGCTGAGGCGCTGGAGGCACTGGTAGTGCCGGCCGTGCGTTATAGCCCCGGTGGGCAAGGTGAGATGAGCATTGAGCCGGTGTTCCGTGGCTGCAAGATACTCTGGGAGGCCAAGTGCCAGAGCGGCACGCTGTATATGCTGAACAGCAACCACATCTTCTTGTTCGTGCATCGTGATGCGGACTTGACGATGCCGGAAGCTGGAATGCAGTCTCCAATTAACCAGGATGCCTATGTGGCGCCCATTCTGTTCCAGGGCAATATGGGCACGAACGTCCGAGCTGCGCTCGGCAAACTGACGGGGATTTCCTAATGGCTGCCGGGGACTTGACGCGAGATAGCGGGTTCCCCAGACAACAGGGGAATCTGTGGGTGCTGAGTGGAACGATGGAAGTAGATGATACGCGGCGGGCTTTTGCGCTGACGGATACGAATAGCCGCCTGTTCAACCTTCAACTGGTGGATGAGGATGGTGTGGGCACTGCGGGGGTACAGTTGAATGTGGATGCAGGTGGTTCGGCGCAGAATGGCACGGCGGCGGTTATAGGTAATCATATGACAACGCAGACCTATCGCTACCAAGCGTGGCTGGTCTGAGGGAGAGGAAAGATGTGGATTCAAACTGTCAACAAAGATGATGTTGAGCGCGTATGGGTGAACGCGACCAACACCAGCGGAGCTACAGTGACGGCTCATTGGCCGGTCTTCAAGTTTCTGAATGCCAGTTGTAGTTTCAATGAGGTCACTGCCGTGGGGGCGCAGTATGCTCCAACAGGCGACAATCCTGCGGCGGCCTTTGTGGGCCTTGCCCATGAGGATATTCCCAATGGGGCGATCGGGGTGTGCCAAGTTTATGGGTACCATGAGAGCTACCTGTTGGCC